CTTGTCTCTCTCTTTCGAGAGAGGGAACAGGACCAAAAGCCCCTCATAGTGGATTTCTTGGGTATCAACCCTTGACTAACACGTATGAGACGTCCTTTGGTAGTCTAGTTAAAACTAACAAAGAACTGTTCTTGGCCCGCATAACCATATAATTTCATTATACGAACGTTATGGGGGTGGAGGACCTAATGTTCAAAAGCCATTATCGTTAAGGATAGGTATTAACCTTCCATTACAATAATCTTTTGAAACATTAAGGAACTCCTTAAGGATTGCTGACTCAGCTAATATTATGCTGGATGAAGCCCTTAGGGAGAAAACTCCTTTAGACACCTTATACTTACTTAGCCCGGCTTCAAATAAGAAGTCAGAGCTAATTGATGGATCCCAGTAGTTCAATAAGAACTCTGTAGATCTATCTATAAGGTTGTTTAAACATAAAACCATAGGATGGTTCCAGTTTAAAACAACAGACAAGGTTTCTTTTAAGAAATCTCCTGTGGCTTGATCAACCCTAGCCTCTGTAATTCTATCCTTAACGAACTTATTTAGTTTAGCATTAACTTTATAAGCATCGCTTTGGAAAGTATACAGGTCCTTTTCAACTAGTTTCCTCTTTGCTTCAGTAAATATTAGTTCAATAATATCTACAGCCTCTGTAACTAACAGGGGTACTTCAAAGGGGCTAAAGCCGAAATATTTCAGCATTACAGTATGTAATTCTGGATATCCCGTTTTAGTTCTACTTTTTATAGTAGAGAACTGGTTGAACACTTGATAAAGAGCGATAGCTCTAGAAGTCTTTTCAAATATGAAATTCTTCTTCGCTAAAACCTTTGTCAGTGCAAGGATTAGATCAGGGTGCCTTTCATGAGGTAATACCCATCCATGTTTTGATTGAGTTGCAATAAAGTTAGATAGTAGTGGATAGCTTTTCCACACACTAAATAACCCTGCTATACTAAAACCAGTAATTTCAGTACCTTGGTAAAACCATCTCTTCGCAAACTCAAATGCATCTTTCGATGTATGAGTCTTTGCTTCAGAGTATGGCATATCTAAGGACTTAATTAAGGCTTTGTATGCAGTTGCTACTCTATCATTTGCTATCACAAGATCATCACCAAGTAAGGCGTAAGCTTTGAATTGAGGTCTAAGTCTTGAACAACTTAGTCCACATCTCATTGCTGCCACTTGAACGATGATATGATGTGTTAGTGCCATAACTGGCCAGGATGAATACGCTCCCATAGGTTGGCCGGCTCCATAAGTAATTAAGGTCGTTTGACCAGAAATACTAAATGGATATCCAACTAGTATATTCTCCCAGGCATCAGCCATCTCTGTGGATTTGAATAAATGTTCAACAACTCTCTTTTGGAGAGATATTGGCATTCTATCAGTCGCAGCAGAAAGGTCGATGCTATGGTAAGAATTATTAGCTAGTTGCCAAGTCGGTAAATAAGTGGTGAAGTGATCTTGATTAAAAGTACAATCCATACTAATTCTCTTTAATCTTTTATTAATAAAAAGATGTAAAGGTCTAAGTGCAGATTGCGACCAATAATCCATGATCCCTATCACTCTTGTTTTACCTTCCTTATCTGAAAAGAACGAAATCTTTCTTAAAGATTTTGACTTAGTAGGAAATAAGTAAGCCCACCACCTTGATACAGAAGAAAAGGCCGAATCAGGTTGACTCCAAGTATTAACTGCTTGGATGATATCAAGTGGTTCTAGATTTTCTTTTATCATGTTACCCAGCTTATCACCTCCTAATAGAGTTATATTTTTAATTAACTCGTGAGGTAATAAGGTAAGTTCAGATAAAGAAGTCAGAATTGCTTGACCCTGAGGTCCTTTCTTTGTAGACATGTGTGGAAAGCTCCACTTACCTACTTGTCCGGAAGGGATCCCCAAACATTTTAATGCAGCTTTAAGTTCATGGTTTTGAATTTCTTCATTACCAGACCAAGGTGCAGTAATTGTTGAGGTATCCAATACAGGTTTTAAGGATATAGCTCTTAATAACGTTAACAATGTTAATAAGGCCTTAAGTCCTTCACTATCTGTGGATAGATCTTTTAGGTGGATAAGCCATTTAGGCCATCCAGCAGAAAGAGCTACCCCTGGACAATCAGACAACGGCTCTCCAGAGACACATCTCATGATACAGTTTCTTGATGTTTTAACATAAGAGACTAACCATGTGATACCTCTAGAGTCGTTAAGCTGAATAAGATCTTTATGAAATAAATCAATCTTTTCGGACATCATAAGTTCGTTATAATTACTCATATATAGTGATAACACTACTTTTGCTAAAGAGCAAAGTTGGGTTATCTTCAACTTAGTTGACGCTATATATTTTGTATTTGTAACTTTCTATGATTGTAGAAAGGTACAGCTATGCACTTCTCTCTTACTATAAGAGCGGGGTGTTGGCCCTTCCTATAGGTGCGTTAGCGACTACGCTAAGACAAGAAGAAACATAGCCATACGGGTTTCCCATAACTATAATAATTTTCTAAATTATTTAAGGGAACATCAGTATGAGTCTATAATTCATCATCTTACACGTAATCGATAAGGTAGATGATTATAGATCGTAAAAGCGATCATAGTTATTGAAAGCCTCATAAAGTGTTCAACATCTATTAATAGATG